GGCGGGGCCCAAAGCAAAATGTCGCAAGACGAAAGAATGAAAAAGTATTTCGCTTGTATCCTTTCTGACAAAGAGAAATCAGGACAACGTAGAGTACGTATCCTACCTACACCAGATGGTTCTTCACCATTCAAAGAAGCGTGGTACCACGAAATTCAAGTTGGTGGACAATGGAATAAATTCTTTGACCCAGGAAAGAATGATAACGAACGTTCACCTTTGAATGAGGTTTACGAAGAGTTAATGTCTACGGGTAAAGAATCGGACAAAGAATTAGCAAAACAATACAAGTCTCGTAAGTTTTACATCGTTAAAGTTATTGACCGTGATAACGAAGCTGATGGTGTTAAATTTTGGAGATTTAAACACAACTATAAGAATGATGGTATCTTGGATAAAATCATTCCAATTTGGAGAAACAAAGGTGATATCACTGACCCTGAAAAAGGACGTGACCTTGTTATCGAATTAAGTAAATCTAAAACACCTGCAGGTAAAGAGTACACAAGTATCTCTACAATCATGTACGATGACCCAGCACCTGTTCATGAAGACAAAGCTCAAGCTGATGCTTGGATTAATGATGAGATGACTTGGTTGGATGTATATTCTAAAAAACCTGTTGATTATCTTGAGGCAATCGCTCGTGGAGAAACTCCAAAATGGGATAGTGATAAAGGTGGATATGTATATTTAAATGATGTTGAATCAACTACATCAATAGGTGGTAAAAATACACCAATCGTTGACCCACAGGCAAACGACGAGGTTGACTCTGAATTACCATTCTAATTTAACTGAGCTTGGACACTTACTTAGACATAGTGTCCAAGCTCTTTTCTTTTATAAAAAAATAACACATGGAAAACAGAATAGGAAAAAGAATGTTCGAATCTCTTGTATTAAAATACGAGAGTGAAGTTGCTGAAGCAGAGGCAACATTAATGGTTTATATGGAGAACGCAGTGGGAATTGGGGAACACCCACAGCATTTGGAAGAGATGGATAATTTTGTCGAAAAACTTGCAAACGCTTCAGATAAACTTGTAACCCTAAAAGAATTTTACTCAAATCATTATGGCAATTAAAAAGAACGATTTTAGTTCGGTAAAGAAAAAATTCTCTACCTCGGCTAAATACAAACCACAAAGATTTTTTGACTTAGGTCCTGACTTCTTGGATGCGGTTGGACTACCAGGTCCTGCAATTGGACACTTAAATATGTTCTTGGGTCACTCTGACACAGGAAAAACAACTGCGTTAGTTAAAGCTGCCGTTGATGCTCAAAAGAAAAATATTCTACCTGTATTCATTATTACAGAACAAAAATGGTCTTTTGAACATGCAAAACTTATGGGTTTTGAATGTGAGGAAGTGGTTGATACTGAAACAGGAGAAGTTGATTGGGACGGATTTTACATCTTTAACAATAACTTCAACTACATTGAACAAATTACTGACTACATTAATAGTTTGTTAGATGCACAAGAAAAAGGTGAATTAGATTATAGTTTATTATTCTTGTGGGATTCTGTTGGTTCAGTTCCTTGTAAAATGACTTTTGATGGTAAAGGTGGTAAACAACACAACGCATCTGTATTGGCAGATAAGATTGGAATGGGTATTAACCAACGTATTTCAGGTTCACGTAAATCGGATTCAAAATACGAAAACACATTGGTTATTGTTAATCAGCCTTGGGTTGAATTACCCGACAATCCATTTGGTCAACCAAAGATTAAAGCAAAAGGTGGTGAAGCTATTTGGTTGAACTCATCTTTGGTATTCTTATTCGGTAATCAAAAAGGTGCGGGAACAAACAAGATTACTGCAACAAAAGACAAAAGAAGTGTTAAGTTTGCAATCAGAACAAAAGTATCCGTAATGAAAAATCACATCAATGGCTTGGGTTATGAAGACGGAAAAATTATTGTGACACCACACGGATTCTTGGCAGGTAAAGAAGCGGCTGAAGAGAAGGTTTCGATTGAAAACTACAAGAAAGAATATGCAGAATATTGGAAAGATATTCTTGGGATTAGTTCAATTGATTTTGAACTGAAAGAAGAAAAGGAAGATTGAGTTATTGTTTCACAATTTAAATCACAAATGTGATTAAGACATTATTAGTAGACGGAGATAATTTATTTAAGATAGGATTTCACGGAGCAAAAGACGTGTTTAACGACGGAGCTCATGTGGGCGGAGTATTTCACTTTGTGAGCGTACTCCGCAAATTCCTTGACGAACACAACCATGATAAAGTTGTTGTGTTTTGGGATGGAGATTCAAATTCATCCATCAGAAAATCTATATACCCACAGTATAAGGCAAACAGACGACAAGACGATATGAACGAATACAAGCACGAATCGTATTTGTATCAGAAGTCTCGAATCAAACAATATCTTGAGGAGATATTTGTAAGACAAGTCGAGATGCACGACAATGAAGCTGATGACCTCATCGCTTATTATTGTAAGATATCTAAAGACGAGAAGATTATTATTTTTTCTGCAGATAAGGACCTTACACAACTTATCTCCGAACATGTGACAATCTATTCACCTATCACAAAACAGTACTTTAAAAACGGAGATATGATATCTCTGAACAAAGTAGATATACCTCACTACAACGTATTGTTGACAAAGATATTCACGGGAGACAAATCGGATAATATAGACGGAATTCAGGGACTTGGAGAAAAAACATTAGTTAAGTTTTTTCCTCAGGTGCAGGAGAAACCATGCACTATGGAAGAAATCTTGGATTATGCACGAAATCTCCCGCAAGACAAACCCTCGAAAACATTTACAAATCTTTTGACTGGTAAAACAAAAACAACTATACTTGGTGAAGAGTTTTATACAACAAACAAAAAGATAGTCGACCTTACAAACCCTTTAATCACTGCCGATGGAAAAGAATTAGTTGAACAAATTTTAACAGACACTATAGACCCCACAGATAGGGGATATAAAAACTTAATGAGAATGATGATGGAAGATGGTCTCTTTAAGTATCTACCCAAGAACGATGACGCTTGGGTCAACTTCCTCACACCATTTATGAAATTAACAAGAAAAGAAAAAAGAAATACAAACAAAAATTAATTATGAAAGAACAAGACAGCACCAAAATGGAATTCTTATTGACATTGAATGACAACATCGTAGTTCAAAGATTCTTTAATGTTCGTGGGTACAACCCAAAGGCGAAAAACTCGTTGGAGTTATACGACTTTATCAAACGACTTAAAGATGAACTTGAGTACAATTTAAAGATGAAAACTGTTATTTACATGATGGACAATAGAGATGCCATTGTTTCCGACCCGTCTATTATGGACACATCGTTCACTGAAGGTAGTGAGCAATTTAACCTTTATGTCAGAATTGGAGAACAGACAATTTGTCATAGATATTTTGATGGAAAAGTGTTCCCACCAAAAGTTCGTTATACCGTTGACGTACGACCATTTTTGAAAAACGTTTTGAGAGAATTAACTGACATTTTTTCCGAACCAAAATTAAGTTTGGAATATATGAACTTTGACCTAAACAAGTGAATATTTAATTAAACAGACGAACGCAAAATACAATATGAACAAGAACTTTGATTACTTAGGGAATACATTCCAAATACAACTTTTAAACCAACTTATCGTGGATAAAGACTTTTCAACATCAATTATGGATGTGATTGAGAGTTCTTATTTTGATAACAAATACTTCAAGATTATCTTGCAAATGACCAAGGAGTACCACGCTAAATACCAATCTACCCCTAACTTTGATACTCTTGAACAGATTGTAAAATCTGAAATTTCACAAGAATTAGTTGCAAAAATTGTCCTTGACACCATCAAACAAGTAAAAGACGCTCCATTTGAAGGAACTCAGTTCGTTCAAGAAAAAGCATTGAAGTTCTGTAAACAACAAGAACTACAAAAGGCGATGGACAAAGCCCAAAAAATTATTACCGAAGGAGACTTTGAATCTTATGACAAGGTTGAGAGTTTGGTTCGTGAAGCATTACAGGTTGGGGAAAAAGACACAGGTACAACTGATGTCTTTTCTAACCTTGACACAGTACTTGACGAGGATTTTAGACACCCAATTCCATTAGGAATACCAGGTATTGACAGATTACTTAAAGGTGGTTTGGCAAGAGGAGAAATTGGTGTTATCTTAGCGCCCACAGGTGTTGGTAAAACTACCATCTTAACAAAGATTGCGAACACTGCGTTTAATCTTGGATATAATGTCCTTCAAATATTTTTTGAGGACAACCCAAAGATTGTACAACGTAAGCACTTCACACTTTGGACAGGTATTGAACCCGACAACTTGGTAAAACACAAAGAAGAAGTTATGGCTAAACTTACAGAAATCAAAGAAACAATGAAGAACGAGTTAATTATGAAAAAACTTCCTTCAGATTCTATGACTATGAATCAAATTAAAAACCAAATCAGAAAAATGATTGCTGATGGGACAAAGATTGACTTGGTTCTTTTGGACTATATTGATTGTGTGGTTCCTGAAAGCTCAAGTAAAGATGAATGGAAAGCTGAGGGTTCAGTAATGAGAGGTTTCGAGGCAATGTGTCACGAACTATCATTAGTTGGATGGACCGCAACACAGGGTAACAGAAGCTCTATATCTTCTGAGGTTGTTACCACCGACCAAATGGGTGGTTCTATTAAGAAAGCACAAGTTGGACACGTTATCATTTCCGTGGCTAAAAGTTTACAACAAAAAGAAATGAACTTAGCGACAATCGCTATTACCAAATCACGTATTGGTAAAGATGGGGTAGTGTTTGAGAACTGTAAGTTCAACAACGAACTACTTGAAATCGATACAGAGTCATCTGTAACGTTCTTAGGTTTCGAGGAACAACAAGAAGAAAGAAAAAGAGATAGAGTTAAAGAACT